CCTCCATCGTGCTGATGGAGGATTTCCTTTCGCGTAGTGATACGCTGTCTTTTGGTAGGAAACAGGATTGGAGGACCTTTAGAATGATCACAAAAGTAGGCAACCGTGTGGTGAAGTCCCGCTCGTACCCGGATAAGATTGTCGCCGTAGGGCAGTCTAAGGTATATAATGCCTCAGATGTCTTACAGACAACTTATGGAAACTATCCAGATTTGGTAGTTTCAACCAAGTCCGAGCAGATAACTTATACCACCAAGCGAGTGTCTGAACGACACTTGCCTAATGTCTGCGATCATTCCTTGTTTGAGCGGTATTATGTAGGGGATCCCACCCAACCTTTTAAGGTTAGGGCACCCGATCCGCATTGTACGGACGGTTGGTACCACCTATATAATGGAACTCACACAATTGGCCCCCATGCCGTTGCAGAAACTACGGCCCTGGCTGCGCTAGGTGTGGGAAACCTCACCTTACCGTATCCAGGAGTTCCGCAGGATGATATGGATCTCAAGTTTGATTCCTTGAGGCCCGATCTCACCGCTTTATCACTCCCTAACTTCTTTTTGGAGTTAGACGATATTCAAAAGCTGTGGCTGCAATTTAAGAGCACTCTTGCCTTAGCCCAAAGAGCGGCTAAAGGTAGGGGAGATCCTGTTAGCACGGCGAAACAGCTCGCGGGGTTGGATTTATCCTGGAATTTTGGGATAAAGCCATTAGTCGGTGACTTGTCATCGATGAAGGCGCTTCTCCATGGGTTACTAGCCAAGCTGAAGGCTTTTGATGCCCTTGCCGGTAAACATTTTAACCGGGTAGGTACCATCAACCAGTCATCTACTATCAAGTCGGGAACGTTCAACTACCTAGGGAATTCCCTAGTTCCAGTCTATTGGTCAGCAACATATGTTGTCGACAAGAAAGCTGGCGTAGTTTTCCGTGCACTTCCTCGTGAGGTGACGGGGGGCTATGAGGAGATCTTGAGAGCAATCCTCGATGCATTGGGGTTTGAGCTCAATCCACGTATCCTCTGGGACGCCATTCCATTTACCTTCGTCTTAGATTGGTTCTTTGACGTTGGAAGTTGGTTGGAACGTCACAAACATGATACGCTGGAGTTGCCGGTGAAATACCTGGGCAGTTATGTCCAGGTAAAACAAGACTTAATTATCACGTCTTCCTTTATTCAGAACCCGAATAATTTGTGTTCTGATACGGGGAAACGGGTGTCACCTTCGTGGGTAACACACAAGAAGCGGTTTATCCGCATTCCTGTGGCCCCCACCGAGTCCATCTTTCGAGGTCTCGGGTGGCATTTACCAACACTCAACCAAGCTCGGCTTTTGTTCGATCTTGGCGCTGTGCTAGGACGTTAGTCTTAGTACTGGTCAGGCAGTGATGCCTGTTAACTCCTGGCTTGATTGTCAGGCGCACCCCTCGTTGGGGAGAGTATCTACTTATGCTTGCAGACACTCAGACACTTTCTAAGGACACGGCGACCGACGTGGACACTAATACCACAGTGTTCACTAAGCGGTTCGCTGACTCCGATAAGTCTGTCTTTTCCGTGGCAGGTTTAACCCTGCCAGAGGAGAAGAAGCTTAGCGTCTCTCACGAGACGACGAAAGCGGGTGAACAGCGCCATCTAGTTCGCAACGACAGAACTGTCGTTGACGCCTTTGGCGTTCCGGTCACTGGCAGTGCTTATCTTGTCATTGTCCGGCCACCCAACACAGCGTTGACCAACGCAATCCTCATCGAAGTCGTCAATCAACTGATTGACTTCCTAGTTGAGGGCGGCGCGAATGCCAACGTGACGGCAATGTTGAACAGCGAAGTTTAACTCGCTGGGTGACGTGTCGTAGTAGCGGAGACAGTCGTAATACGTTGTGTTATGTCTGTTTGTAGGTAATTCACTAGGGATACTTTTGGAGGTATGCGATGTTAAATCGTGACCTGAAAAGCCTTCTCTCTTTTTGGGAGAACCTAGCGCGTAACCTTCGCTACAGCGCTCTTGTGGAGCCACGAGATATTCTCGAGGTTCAGACACGAGTAGCGAACGAGGGGTTACCGTTTCTTACTGTGGCTTTACCAGAATTAGGTAAAGCACTCGATACATTTCATTCCACACAAGAATGGAGTCCATGTCCATCATTTAAAACTGATGCCATGGGTCTTCCTTATTTCCTGGGGAAGGCGATCGAGTCAGCGTTGGAAGGTAACTCAGTAGCCGTAGATTGCGTAAGACAACTATCTTACGTTTTCTATAAACTGGAGGTTGAATATGGAGACTCCACTGAGCGTGAGTTCCTCGAGAACTTCATTAAAAGTGATCGGGATCTCAGCGCTATTGACTATACTAGCGACACGGAGTGGGCTTATTCCACAACCAATAATGGATGTGGTCATAGCTTTGCTCGGTGCTCAACAGTAGCTTTAGTCAATGAGATGGCAAGACTAATAGGACGCGTATTGTGTAATAGCAATCCGCGCGATATTAGACCCTGCCACGGCACGGGGGTAACCTCGTGCCGTACTCCTAACCATATGAAGTGGTCGACGATTCAATATTATGAACCGATCGATACGACATTTGGTTATACCGACCTATTCTTCTATAATCAGACACATTTGTCTGACGAGTTGCATAGGTTGGAAGAGAGTCTGCATATTCTGCCAAGGGCACGTGTGTGTTTAGTGCCCAAGGATTCAAGGGGACCTAGAGTCATATCATGCGAACCTGCAGCACTAATGTACGTGCAACAGGGACTTATGAGAAAGCTCTATTCCCTCCTTGAAACCAGCCACATTACACGAGGTCAGATTAATTTTATTGACCAAGGCGTCAATCAGGGTCTAGCGTATCAAGGTAGTCTTAACGACAATCTTGCGACCATTGACCTGAGCGACGCATCTGACAGAGTCTCACTCAACCTTATTCGGAGAGTTTTCCCCTCTGATTGGGTTGAGTGCCTCGAAGCTTGTCGCTCCGAGGAGACGATTCTGCCAAACGGTGTTGTGGTTAAGCTCAACAAGTTCGCCCCTATGGGTAGTGCTTGTTGTTTTCCAGTTGAAGCGCTCGTCTTTTGGGCGTGCGCACAGGCTACAACACGTCTACTGTTCGGGTTAAACCGTCCAGTATACGTATATGGTGACGACATAATCTGTGATGCTTCTTTTGCTCGAGGCATCATGGTGGGACTTGAGTCGGTTGGCCTTAAAGTCAACCGAAACAAGACTTATGTCAGTGGACCTTTTCGCGAATCTTGTGGTGGTGATTTCCATAGAGGTATGGACGTCACTCCCATTCGAGTAAGGAAAATGTTCACTTCGTCAGGTACGGGGTTAGATACTTGCGCTGACTTGCTCAATGAATGCATTGACAAGTTTGGATACGAATCCTCCCACTCGATCGTTCGTTTGATCGAGGAGGTGGTGGGGTTTGTTTATCCTCGGACCGAATTGCCACTTCCCGTGACCATTCGGGCAACACCGAGCGCTAGTAATGATGTTTTCTTCAAGTCCAGGTTCAACAAGGACCTGCAAAGAATTGAACATCGGACCCTAACGTCCACGGCTAAATGCTCACATAGCCGCCCACCAGACTGGTGGGAGCTCTTAAGGAAAGAGCTTGCTCGTGATAAAAGCCAAGGTTTTCCGTATGAGCATCCTTTTAGTGTTATGGAAGCTCATATGGATCCAGGCTCGTACGTGGACTACCACTCCACCCATAAAAAGTGGTCGTGGACCTGGTTAGGTTAACCAGGTTTAGTAGAATTTGGCCGGGTTAATAACCCGGCCATTGTATTTTCTACTTGACGGGGGGTTGTTCCTACTTATGAGGTGGGAACTCATA